CATAAACTCTGTCATTGAGTTACCAGGAACTTCAATGTCGTCTAGAATCATTAAATCTGCGCGACTTCCGGTGAGCTGTCCAGTGATGCCCACCGACTTTACGCTGGGCGCCTGGTGGGGTGAGCAGTTCACATCGAAGCTTATCCTTGACCACCTTGCATCGTCGGACTTCGGACGTAAATGAGAAAGCCATGGTGTTTCAATAATGAGTTTTTGTAGGAAGATAGACATATTATCAGCGCGTTCTTTAGACGCTGATATGATCATGATCTTTTTTTCTGCATCCTTAAATAGAGTCCAAAGAACAAACGCTCCAGTAATCCATGACTTACCGACACCACGGAAGGCTTGGATTTGGAGTCGTTTAGGACCATTTTGTAGATAGTCTGCGATGGCATATTGGGCACGGGTAGGTTCTGGTAGATCCAGTTGTCCCCACAATGCTTGCAGAAACAGCTTAAAGTCGTCTTGTAGGGCGGTTACAACGTCAGTCATCGTCTAGTAAATAGGTTAATAAAGCCTCGTGTAGTATCGATGCCAATGTTTGTTGCATCAGCTAACGATGAAGCTACGGTTGCGGGTATTGTCAACGGTGGTGCATAAGATGCAACATCAGCAGCTAACGAAAAACTAGAAATATGCTGCTGTAATCGGTCAATTGGATTACCGGTTTCGTCAGCAATCTGTTTGCGTCCAGCTGTTTCAAATGCGCTAGCTGTAGTACCTAACGGACCAAGTAATAGTATACCGCCCGCAGCTGCACTAGTTAGTGCACCACGACGGAAGCTAATAGAACCACGAGAACCTTTAACACTAGGGTTAAGTTCAGACAATTGACCCGGTACATCATCAATATTTGCTCCAAATGGAACATCTATACCAGGTAAAGTAGACGGATCCGCAATTGGATCATAAAATCTTTGTGGAACTACTCGGTAAGATTCTGATGAAGGGTTTAATGTAACAGCATACTTTGACCCTACTTTTAATTTTAAAGCGTCTTTAAATCTAGCTTCTGATTGTCTTACTTGTTGTAGATTAGTAGGATCACCAGGAGCACCAGAAGTCATACCTTTAGAATCAGTTTGATCTGCAAGGTGCTCAACTTGAGTGGGTTCTAATCCCATCATCTCAGCTTCATTACTAATTCTAGTACTTTCAGCTTTGAGACGTTTAGCCTCGTAACCAGCCATTTCCGTCGAAGGCTGGTCAAAAGACGAACGTTTTACATATTGTCCACGTCTGTTGCCAGTTCGAGGTTTGACACCACCTTTACCGTCAGCAGTCCACTTACCTTCAAACCCAGCTTCATGAGCAGCTTGAGACCAGGTATATTTAGGATTGTTAGGTTTATTTTTTTGATAAATGTCAATAATAGGCTGGTACTTATGAGGCATCAGTTAATGTGCGATGATATTAGTCCCTCCCTAAGGAGGTTTGTTCCAAATTTGGCTCTCATCCAAGATTGCCAATGGTGGCTTCCCTTGTCCTGATTACAGCAGGTGCAGGCTGGTACGACATTCGATGTAATGTCTTCACCCCCAAGACAGCGAGGATGAACGTGATCCAGTGTAAGTTCGTGTAATTCATAAGTTTCTCCACAATAAACGCATGTACAGCCGAAGTGTTCCTTAACGGCACGCCTCCAAAGGCGTTTTGCTTCAGGGGACGTCATGGTTATTAGGTTGTGTAAATAATGATCAGGAGTTGGGAATAGCGGGGTCATGCAAGGCGAGGTCGGGTACGGTTCTTCTTAGGACTTTCAAGTTTACCTTTATTCGGTCCTGTGTGAGAAGCATCCTTACCGTCGCCGTTGCCATAAGTACCCAGCTTTCGATTGAGTTTGTTAGCAGCAGTACGAATCTTCAGACCTTTGTTGGTCTTGTTGTACTTAGCTTGCTGCTTATTGCGGCGCTTCCTGGCGCCATCATTGTTTTTGTAGTAGTTTGAAGTGTTACCGCTTGCCATAGAGTCTGCTTTGTACGAGTTCGGGGTCTACCTGTGGCATGACTTGAGCCAGTTTCGACAACGGGTTGCCTTCATAGGCTACACCGCTGATGTCATTGGTTTTAAGCCAGTCGCAAGCTGCCTTGAGATCCTGAGTCGTAGCCTCACCCGATTTAATACGGGCAAGGAACTCCTTAGTTACAAGGTTGTGTAGCTCGTTAAACTGATCTTCTGTTGCTTTTTTGTTAGCCATTACGCAAAACTATTTGATCAAGTTTGTTTTCGATACGTACCATGTGGTCTTCCATACGTTTTGTCATGATTGACAAGTCGGCTTTAGACACATAATCTTGGGCAACGCCAAGTTCTATTGCATCTATCCGCCGGTCAAGCCCACTGATACGATCGTGTACGTTGTTAATTCTTTGATGTAGGCGGTTGTTGAGTGCTGCTCCCGCTGCCACTGCGGCTATCGAGAGGCTTATTAGTGCTTCCAGCATTTATAGATACAATAGGTACGATGTCATTGCAAAGAGCTTCTACTCTGCTGCCAGGTCTAAACATAAACCCAGCCTTCATAATGTCAGTACATTTATTAGCACGAAATAACTCGTACTCTAACCTCATCTTTTGTTCGTGTCGTCTAGCGATTTGTTTGCATGTTTCTATCATGCTGCCATCTAGGGGTACGCTAAAGTTTAGCTGTGCACCCCAGTTGTTGGTAGTAACATAACCACTAGGATCCATTGGAATAGTGTCGTTGCCCATGTAAAACGGGCTAAACGTCATAGTAGCTCCATTACAAGAATTGTTAGCGCCAAAGTATTGACGGCTAGGAGCACCGTTATTCTGAAACTGGACCGCCTGATTTGTAACATTTCCTGTTGCAGCTGCAACTGGGTTAGACGTATTCTGTACTCTAGGTTCTTCGGCATAAGCTGGCGCTACTGCGAGAAGATAGATAATGAAGTGGTGGTAGAAGTGCTTTCTATAGTTTCTGTGATGTCGATCGTCTCGACCACGCCTGCTGCTCTGGTGACAGTTTCCAATTGGAAAGCATCGCCTGCGGTAGTAACGGACCAAGTAGTCGAAGAATTTGTGATGTCCCCGCTTGGGGTTACATTGGTTCCAGACCATGATGAATATGCGCCACCAAAGACCTCGGTTTCGATAGTACGATCGATGTCAATTGTGGTGGTAGTTGTGGATTGCATTGACCCCTGGGTAAACTGTGGGGTAACAGTTTGAGCTGATGCAGGCGTAGCCAACAGCAGCAACAGAAGTAGCTTTTTCATTCTTTTTTTTCTCGTGTAATAGAAAAAGTTGCTAGAGTGCCGCTAAGGATAGAGGCTACATAAGTAGGGTCCATCTTTTCCATCCATCCTGCGTACGATGCCGTCAGGAGTCCTGCGGACCAGACGAGGACGAGGAACTTGATGAAGCCTTCTTTTTTGTTATCTTTGTCCATGCCGTTTTAAAGATGGGTTTCATCGCAGTAACTAGCCACTTAAACAAAGAGGTAGCAGTCAGGGTGGCTGCAACAGACACAACAGCAGTTGTAGCAGCTGTCGTTAATACAATTCCGTCAGGTACCGGCACGTCAATCTCTGTCGTAGGTATACGAACTGTAGGGACTGATGGTGCTTGCGGTACCTGTGGAACGCGAGGTTTAGCGGGTGGTTGTTCTGAGGGTGTAGTACCCTTAATCCCCGGAGGTGGTCTAAGGTTGCTAGGAGGCACCACAAGCGGCTTATACGAGGGTATATCGGCGCTTGGTACATCTAGTATAGGACGGGGTAGTAGAACGGGCTCAGGGAGCCGTAAGTAGGGTAGTACGGGCGGCTCTCCTAAATCCATCAGAGCTTAGGCGCAGGGAACAAACCGTTACGGATAAACTCTACAGCTTTGTCGTCAACTTCGTTGTCCGTGGACTCTGCCAACTTAGTCAGCATGTCAACGATAAGCAGTTTAACTTTATCAGAGTTCAGAAAACTGAACAGGATTGGACGGATAAGGGTGATCATTAGTTTGCAGGGTAGGGAGTAAGAGCGGCAGGGTTATTAACCAAGTCGCCATCAGAATTTTGAATAGTTTGTGATGCGTCAATAAGTGCTTTTAGAGCAGTAATGCTTGCAGCTCCATTAATTTGACCTTCACGAGTGACGTTTGCAGCTCGTACTGCATCACGGTGAGTAACAACGCTGTCAGGAATAGCAGTATCTTTTTCTGCTTTACGAGTAACGTACCAATCTGTACGTGAAAGAATCGAAGCAGCAGCAGCTTTTTCGTAACCAACATACTGCGCTTTAACTTCAGCAAGATCGCGTTCTGTATCAACGGCAGTATAAAAACGACCGTCATAGCTTGCAGGTTCTGCTGCTTCTGTAATGCCAAGTGCATCACGTTCAGCTTTTGTGTAAGTCAGCCAATTACGTGGGAACTGGCGACCATCCGGGTGTGTAAATGCAACTCCAGGATAAATTGTGGAGCCGCTAAGTGTGTAAATCATAGTTAGTTTTAAAATGCGGTTGCAGGAGAAACGTTACTTCCACCAAATGGTTGATCAGCCCAAGCTGAGAAAGCCCAGGTACTACTAGCGCTGTTATCGCCCCAGTCTGCATTACTATTTGCAATTTTTGCTCCAACAGCATGGAACTCAATAGCATTTGAAGCTCCTCGGTCTACTTGGTTTGTTATTAGACTACCGCCTCTTACAGCACCATCAAGGAAGTTGTGTTTCCCACCATCAGTGCTCATAACTTTAGCCTGGAATTGCATATCAACTGAACTTCCATCTGAATCTCTAAACCACATTGTATTTGGTTTAAACCCTAAGATCAAAGCACGTCCATCAACAAAACCGTTTGAACCACCGGCATCATCACCAACGTATTGTCCATGTTGTTGGAAACCCTCAACATCAGCAAAAACGTAAGCTGTATATGTTTCACCACTGGCGTTGGAAATTGTATCGGTACCTACATGAAAATGATGTTGATCACAATTAATAGAATTATTATTAAAATAATTATCACTAGAGCCGACAAACCGATGACTTAGATCCATTCGTTTGTTGGCACCAGCAGCATCATACCATGATGTCCACTCATCAGTGTTTGTGTGTCCTTTGTAAATAATCATCGAAGGACGTACACCTAAACCGTGAGGAATAGTTCCAGCAGTTCCAGTACCTACATAGTTAATAACGGCAATTTTTCCAACAGTGTTAACACTCATTTTGCGAGGGTAAATTGTTGGAGATCCAGTTGGTGTGTATGAGTTAGATGCAGAACCATCAACAAATACACTTCCATCAGCCATTGCACCACTAGTGTTGGTGTTAGTTGCAGTCGGTGCGCCACCAGCTTTCCAACACGTAGCAAAAGTTTCACCCGTACCAGAGTTAATTTGTTTGCCACCACTATCAGTACCGAGCACAAATCCAGTGCTAGTTACACCAGTAATAGCAGTAGAGTCGGAAATTGCAGCAGTGTTATCCATTTCAGTCACTTCAGAAAAACCTCTAGTAGAGTCCCACCAAAAATGATGGGTACTGTTATTTCCTGATTTAAAATGGATAATATCAGGTTGAAAATTTAGACTACTAATAGTTTGTGCTGTTCCATTGTTGCATGTATATTTAATTGCATCAAAATGCTTGTTCGGCTGCGGAATAGGCATTTCCGGCATGTTTTTGGTGCAAATTGCTTTAAAACCTGTAGGAGGAGTATATTTGAAACTATACACACCAGAATCAGCTTCTAAGTCAGTAACTCGCTGACCATTGTGCATATATTGTTGGCCAAAGTTAACACGTATTGTAGTGCTATTTTTACCAACTACAAATGGGACCCAATAATCTGCACGATCTGAATTTAAAGCAACAAAGTGGTTACTGCTGTCAAAGGCTGGATTAGTGCCATTTGCAGGATCACCTGAGTTCATCCAAGTTCCATTTTTGCCGAAGAATATTTTACGATTATCAATGTCTAATGCAATCTGCAGAACATCATTACCAGCAGACCAGCCGTTACCATACGCATCTGCGGAGTTATGAGCATGTTTATAACCTTGTCCGTGGTGACTCAGTACCTGGCTTCCACCGTAATTAGGAGCGCTGCCATTATTAGCACCATCTGCATGGTCATTAGAATTTCTAATTAGGTTTTGGCTAAAAACACCAGCTTCGATGTATTGGTTACCAGCTTGGTTGTTTACTTCCCAATACCACTTACCACTTGTAAGTCGATGGGTACCGTAAGATGCAGCATCGTGTGTGTAAAGTTCTAAACCAGCGTGGCCATGGTTAAAAGTAGTACCAGGACTACATGCACCTGTATGTAAAATACAAAAATTATTAGTTGGTGTGTCTAGAAATAAAACATCGTTTTTAAAATCGTCGGCATTTGCATTTTGAAACGTGCTTTGAACACTCAGATCGTTGTTGTTACCGCTGCTGTCATTGCCGAGGTTAGTTCTATCTTCAAATTTGTAGTACCCGCCTTCAGCACCGTAATCAGAAGCAGACAACGTTGATGCAAGATCTTTAGGAACCCAAACACCATTAGAATCGTACTCTGCAAAATCAGTAGGAGGACGGCTAGTTCCATGAATAAAAAACACTTCAGCAATGTAACCCATCAACGATGCAGCACCTGAAGAGTTACGAGCGCCAATAACTATGTTATCAACAGCTCTTGTATCACCACCACTATTAGTGACTTCAACACCGTTAATAAAGGCTTTAGTGACTACACTGCCACTAGTTTGATTAATTACAAGATGGTGCCAAGCTGTTCTATCTCGGCCAACTCTCCAATCTCCAACAGTCCCTACATTACTAGTGCCTGATCGGAAATGAAGAACATCATCTTCAACCCATACATAGATGTTGTCAGAACCAATAATGGTGTATGGACCAGCCTTTCCATCGATATTATAACTAAGTTTAAACCAACAACTAAAGGTAAAAGTTTGAGTAGAAGTAAATGATCCTCTATGCAAACTAGCTGTTTGCCGAAATCGCAAACTTTGCTCAATGTGATAACTGCTGGACGCCTGAGCGGAGGCGCCAGCTAGTATATTATTAAATACAGGCATATTAATTTACCTCAGTCTGCATAGTTCAGTGATGCAACCATCTGAACTCGTACGTGTGAACGTTGGCTAGGAGTGTCACGATCACCGACAATAATGTAATCAACACGGTCACATTGACCACTGGTTGCAGTAAAAGTA